TATCTTTCATGTTGCCAAAAATTTCAGAAGCAACATAAATTAGCATGGTTGTAAAACTAGGTCGTGAACCACGCATCTTACAAAAAGATACAATTGATACATATCGATCCGATATATTTCGTGATCGCAGTAAGCTATACATCAAGATACACACATCTTCTATCAAGTTGATATGTTCGTCAAGATGGACGGGAATTTGTATATACTCGCTGAGAAAAGATTTACTATAATGGGTACCTTCGTAGAGCCAGTTTAATACTGAACCTTTCCTAGATTCTGCGTCAGCAACAGCTGAAGTACTCAAAGGATTATACGCAGAGAAGGTGTCCCATAAAGAAACATTAGTGATGTCAAATTCACTACTTTGTGGTGCATAACCGCAATAAATACAGTTTGGCACGAGTAAAGTTTGTGTTTTGACAACGCACGAAATAACAGTAGTTCTATCGCACGTCAAGCATTGTATCGTCAAACTATGCTTTATGATCTTGTGATCATCTTTGTTTATTGTTGAAGGAGAAATTACAATCATAAAATAAAAACAACCAGTTGTTGATCTATCTGGTGCTCTTTACTGGCGTAGAGAGTGATCGTCTTTACCTAGTTCTTGCCGCTTGGCGGGAGTGCTACTAGGTGGTTTATTAATATCGCTTAAGCAAAATGTTCAGCGGTGGGTGAAATTCTTCAACACTTTGCTCTCAATACAGAGAGGTGTGTCTTACTACCTTTCACAGATGTGACCAAGATTAGGCCACATTCTCAAGGCGATCTCACAACACATGACATAGAACCTATTAAATAAATTTTACACCAACGACGTAATCAACATGAGTATAAAGTTACTCAAACTACACATTTTCTATCACTATTAATCCACACAAGGACGATATGTTGTGGTAGTGATGGGCTAAGTGTTGATAAAAGCCACTGTACCTCCCCAAATGGAGAGGTGGGAAAAACGGGTTAACATCCCTTTTCCTACAAATTTTCGTTTTGAACAGAGAAAATTGCCTCTAAAAACGCAAAAATAACTGTTTACGACACATTGCCCACATGGTGAGTTCAATCAAAAAATGAACTAATCATATGGGCAGATAGTGGGCGAAAGCCCACCAATAGTACGTAAGTGTACCAAACTAGCCTTTATAGATAGCCAATCATAA